CATCGAGACTTTTTTGGTCGGAGTATTTAACAAACTTGCATCAAGCTCTCTCAATATCAGAATGGGCAACTTCACAGCTCCAACTGTGCTGGGCGTAGATGTAGGACAAATGCTTTCCAGCGACCTATCCATTTCTATCCTAACTTCTTGGAGTTAATTATGAGCGATCTATCACCAGAGAATCTGGCCTTTCTAGAACTGATCGGCCAAGTTATACCAGCACCAGCAGCTCCTAAAGCTGCACCAAAGCCAGTCACACCAGCAGCAGACACAACAGAAGGAGCTAACTAAATGGCAATTTTTTACCAAAATAACGCGGGGTTTCAGATCCAAGTCGCTTCGGCTTATGTTGATCTAACAAACCACGTTCAGTCAATCACCATCAACCGCCAATTCGATGAACTCGATGTAACGGCTATGGGCAATTCCGGACATTCATTTGTCGCTGGTTTGGAATCATCAACCATTCAGGTTGATTTTCTTAACGATACAGCCACAGCATCAGTCTTACAAACTCTTAACACACTTGTTGGAACAAACGCAGCGTTTAAGATTTGTCAAACAACTGTTGCAGGCACACCATCAACTGCGACTATTTCTGCAACTAACCCTCTTTACACAGGTTTGGTCTTGGTCAACAAGCTCACACCAGTAGCAGGCAAGGTCGGAGATGTAGCAATGCAGTCACTCACATTCACAGTATCAGGAGCAATTACAGTCGCTTCTACAGGTACTTGGTAAAAACTAACTAACGAAAAGGGGCAACAAATGGCACGACTACAGATCAAGCTAGCAAGTGGAGAAGTAAGCGAACATCGCATTACACCATCCATCGAATATGCCTTTGAACAATGGGCTAAGAAGGGCTTTTCAAAAGCCTTTGCAGAAGACCAGAAGCAAGAGCATATATTTTTCTTGGCTTGGGAGTGCTTAAAACGAAGTGGCGATATGAACCCAATTCCTACATTTGGGGCTGGGTTCATTGACCTACTGGACGAAGTTAAGGTGTTGGACGATCTCCCAAACGCCTAGGGCGGGACACAGTTCACTACCTTGTCGCGCAAGTGGCAGTAGAGACTGGAATCTCGCCTAACGATTTATTGGAATGCGATGAGCAGATGTTCAGCGCAATCTTGGAAGTATTAACTGAGAGAGCGAAAGCGGTGCAGAATGCCAGTCGTAGTAACAGGGCTTAAAGAAGCTCAAAAGGCTATGCGTTCACTCCAGCCCGATCTTGAAAAAAACCTTAAAATAGAGATCAAGGCTTCTCTGTTGCCGATCGTAAAAAAAGCGAGAGGTTATGTACCTACATCCATTTCAGGACTTTCTAATTGGCTTTCATTTGAAGGTCGCTTTCCACGTTTCAATCCGCCATTAGTTAAGCGCGGAATCAAGTCTGAGGTCTTTCCTACTCGCCACAAAGGGTCAGGGTTTATCTCATTGGTGCGCGTTGTCAATGCCACAGCTGCGGGTGCAATCTTTGAAACAGCTGGTCGTAAAAGCGGTAGTGAAGGTCAGCCATGGGATCCCAAATCAGGTTCACACAGCTACTCACATTCACGCAACCCAAACGCAGGGGCATGGTTCATTAACCAAATCGGTAATAAAGGCACAATGACTGGCGAGGGCGCAAAACGCGGTCGTTTAATTTATCGAGCATTTGCAGAGGATCAAGGCAAGATTCAGGTACACATATTGGCTGCGATTAACAGGACTTCTGCCCTATCCAAACGGCGCGTAGATGCTGCTAAAGCGTTTAGGAGAGCCGCCTAATGGTCGCCAAGACATCCATTTACTATGACATTGTTACAGAGTTTCAAAACAAAGGTGCAAAGCAAGCCCAGCAAAGCATGGGTATCCTTGAAAAGTCAGCTGCAAGCCTAGGCAAGAAACTAGCTGCCACATTTGGCGCGGCTGCTCTTCTCAAGTTTGGCAAAGATGCCGTCACAATGGCCGCCAATGAAAACAAAGCATTTACTCTTTTAGGTAATACTCTTAATAACCTTGGACTGGGTTTTGCATCGGTCAATTCAAAAGCATTTATTGAAAACCTAGCACTAGCTAGTGGTGTGGCCATTGACACCCTTATCCCTGCTTATCAGCAACTTCTAGTCGCTACGGGAGACGTTGCACTTAGTCAGAAAGATCTTGCAATCGCTATGGATGTGTCCATGGCAACGGGCAAGGATCTTGCAGCTGTTACTACTGCCATCTCAAAGGCCTATCTTGGAAATACCACAGCACTCTCCCGCTTAGGTGCTGGACTAGATAAGGCACTTCTAAAGACTGGCGACATGAATCTCATCATGGCTCGTCTATCTTCAACTTTCGCTGGATCTACAACAGCCGCAGCTGACACCGCTGGGGGTGCTATCGCTCGCTTAACAGAAGCAACCCGTCAAGCCACAGTCCAAATTGGTGATGGTTTGATAGGTGCGTTCACTTCTCTTACAGCTGGTGGATCTTTGACAAATGCCATCAACGATATTGTAAAACTTGGTACAACTATTGGAAACGCCATTGCAGAAGTAGGCGATCTCATCGCAGCTGTTAAGAGGATGCCTATAGTTGGCACAATCCTAACTTCGGTATTCAAAGGTTTATTTACAGATAACATTGTATTTAAGGGTATATCAGCATTAGCCAAACTTAAAGAAAACAAAAATGCTCCATCTGCTTTATCAGCTGGTGAATTGACCGGACAATCTATGCTGGCTACCGCGGCTCAAACAAAGGTCACGGCTCAAAGGTTGGCCGATGCAAAAGCCACGGCAACTGTTTTGGCTAATACAAAGAAAACTACAGCTGAACTTAAACTACAAAATCAGTTAAAGATCCTTGGAGATCCTTCTACTAATCTTCAAAAGGCTGAACTTATGGCCGCGCTTCAAAAAGATGTTAGCGCAGAAGCGCGCAATCAACTAGACATTCAATTATTGCTTCTCAATGCCACAACTCAGACTGGCGCAGCTCTACAAAAGAGCATAGATGACGCCACTATTCTTACGCAGCAGGCTTTAATTGCCCAAGGCAAAGTCATGCTTATAGACGGCTCAATCGTTGATCTTGCAACTGCCAAGAATCCGTTTGAAGGCTGGGATCAGTATGTTCAAGATGCTCTCAATGCTATCCTTAAATTAAAAAAGGAAATGCAAAATCTCAATTTTGTATATCCAACAGCCCCACCAACAGGTCTATCAGCTGCGGATTTATACAATACAAACCCATATAACATTCCACCTTATACAGATGGCAATTCAATGCCTGCTCCATATGTACCTGCTCCATTATCAGCTGCTGATTTATACAACACCAATCCATACAACATCAACATCTCACTCGATCCCGGACTTATTATCAACACGACAAACGCTGCAAGTGCAGCTGGATCACAAGTCAGCATCAACCGCAACCAGAATCAGTTTGTGTAATGTCCTATCAAGCCAATGGCGTGACTGTTAATGTCAGCGTTGATTTTAGTACAGGTGCTTCTTTTGGCTATTCGTTTATTCTTAACGATCCCGCCCACGGCGTATTAGGGCAAAACGTTCTAGCCGATTCAGCTTCTAACATTGTGGACGTATCCAATCAGGTAGGCAAGATCAGCATTAAAGGTGGCTACAACCTATTCCAAGATCAGTTTCAAGCTGCTACGGCAAAGATCAGGATTTACGATCAGACAGGTATATGGAATCCAACATCAGTTACAAGTCCTTATTGGCCGAACATTGTACCTATGCGCAAGATCCGCGTATCAGCTTCTTATGCTGGCAACACTTATTACCTTTTTAGCGGCTATATCACGGCGTACAACTACACCTACCCTACCGATCAGGTCATCGCTTATCTGGACATAGAAGCATCCGATGGCTTTAGGCTCATGCAGCTTGCCAACGTCACTACTTTGGCTGGAACTCCATCGGGTCAAGACACAGGTACTCGCATTAACACCATACTTAATGACATCGCATGGCCATCAAATCTAAGACAGATCGAAACTGGTGGAACTGAAACAATATGCCAGGCTGATCCCGGCAACGCTCGCACAGCTTTACAAGCTATCAAGGCGACAGAATTCACGGAACAGGGTGCGTTCTATTGCTCGGGCGAAGGCAACGCAGTATTTAGATCCCGCCGATACATCATCAACAAAAATGGTAAAAACCCCATTTCATATTCCAACGATGGCACAGGAATCAACTATTCAGGCATTGTCTTTGCCAATGACGATAAGACGATTATCAACGATGCCATTATTACCAACATTGGCGGCACGGCGCAGGAGTCCTACAATCAGGCTTCGATCGACAAGTATTTTCAGCATTCGATTAACCAAAACAATCTAGTCGGACTGACTGACAGCGATGCCCTCAATATCGCCAAAATCTATGTGGCCAGCCGCGCTACCAATTCCATCCGTATCGACTCGATTACCTTGGATCTCAACACCCTCAACTACCCAACGGGTATCACAGCTGCTCTGGCTACTGATTACTTCGACACCATGGCCATTACCAATGTGGGTCAGGGCGGCACAATCATTCAAAAAACCCTACAAAACCTAGGGCAAGCCTATGAAATAACACCTAACACGTTTGACGTGACACTAACCACGGGACAGCCCATTGTGGCTGGATTCTTGTTAAATTCAACTATATACGGCGTAATCGGCGATCCAGCTGGTGAATCCGTTTTGGCATACTAAGGAGAAGTAAATGGCAGTCGGATTTCCATATTCAACTGGCGATGTATTAACAGCCGCCGACATGAATGGCCTTGTGGCGTTCACGATCAACGCTCAAACTGGTAC